GCCTTATTATAATCTGAATCCTCGTCTTCTGGCAGCCATTTGGGCTTGTTAGTGGCTGACGAAGCGGTGTTTCCCCATAATGGCATGGTAAATTTACTCCGAATATTAATCTGTATACTTATTTATAATGCTACTTTTTTACTAGCATAATATTTCTCTGCTGCCTCATAGTATGATCCCATATTATGATCAGCAACACCATCGAATCTAGTATCGTTTTCATCCTTCAATTTAATCTCTGGATGAGTATGTACATAGCCAGCGAGCCAAGGAGGAGTCCCTGGAACAATGTCATCACCATGCACAAACCGAAGATGTTCAAGATCCTTAATCCTCTTTCTAAGTCTACGTCCACCTGGTCTAGGAGATCCAGCAGTAACAAGTGCAATATTTTTATTACCTGATTCCCAAAGGAGATCAGCAATCAATGTAGCAGTAGCACCACCAAGTGAATGACCTGCGATAACAAGTTTCCTCTCAGGATTCAATCCTTCATAGGCAACTACTAGTTCTGCTAATGTCCTATTAGCATTGTTCTTAAATCCTCGGTGACAATCATCTCTCTTAATCAAAAACTTTAGATTGGTTATCCAATCTGTAGTTTCATTGGTACCTTCTACTGCAAGGACAGTATGTCCTGCAACTTTCCTACTAACTAGAAAATCTTGGCTATGAGGATAAACGTCACGACAGCACCGAAGTGCCTCAAGGACTACTTCTTTTGAAAGTGTCATGAATTATAATGCAACTATATTATATATCCTAATCGTATACTTTTTTACCGCCTTTCATATAACCACTGCCCTTCTTATCGTAAAACTTAATCCTTTTCTTTGCTGCTTCACCTTGTTTCTTAAAATCTAAATACTTTTTCTTCTTCCGTTCAATAGATTTCTTCTCAGCATCAGCTGCTTTACGTGCCATTAGGTCACTACTAATCTCTTGAATATTATGTTCCACGTGTATCCCTCATGAGTGCTTCAGCATCTTTCTTTGCCTGACGACGTTTTTCAATAGTACCTGCTGGTGTACCTTTTCTATCACCTGGTTGCTGTCTACCCTTCTCACCCTTAACCTTCTTACGTTGACCTTCAGGTTTACCTGTCTCTCTACGGATCATACCTCTGACATACATCAGTGCTTTATCAGATGTGTTTCCACCTTTCTTTACAGCACTACCAGGTCTCTTATTAATAGACCCAGTTGCTTTACCAGTCTCTTTACCGTATCTATTTAATTCATTAAATGTTAAGAGCTTCTCAGTTCCGACTTCTTCTGGCCTTTCTTCTGAGATTTCTTTTTCACTTGCATAATTTTCTTTAACTGATTGGCTAAGGTCTGATTTTGTACCAGCATGATGGTCTTCACCACACTTAATACAGGGATGTTGATCGCAATCGCAATCAACACAGTCCTGTTTCTCTTTCAAATCCTCTACTTTAGGATTTATCTTAACTTTAGTTTTTTTCTCTGAAAGTTCTTTAAACGTTAACATTGTGCATTTCCTCAATGATCGTTTCTATTTCTTCAATAGGGAATAGTCCTGACTCATATAGATGTGCAATCTTATCATAGTCCTCACCTAAACGACTAGCAAGTTTGTCACTTCCTTTGGATACAAATCTAGCAGTCTTACCAACTGCTTTCTTAACACCTTTCTTGACAAGTCTTCCGACTGCTTTTAAAGCACCACCGACTGCCTTACGTGTTTCACCACTAGAAGATGATCTCTTAACAACCTTCTTCTTAACAACCTTTTTAGTTGATGATGAAGAAGAATCAGATCTCTTACCCTTAACATCAGAAAGAAGTTTATCTAACTTACCACCTGTACCATCATTATCATCCTTCTTATCTGTGTTCTGTTTAGTAGGTCTTGACATTGCAGCACGCTTTGCCTTGATTCTTGCTGCTTGATATTCACCAGCAGCATGACCAGCAGCCTTACCTGCAGTACCAACTATCTTTTTACCTGCTGCTTTAAGACCTTTCTTAATAGCAGATCCAGCTTTCTTCAATCCAGCTCTCAAACGATCTGACCTCTTAGGTTCAGGTTTAGAATCACTAGATGTCTTCTTAGACTTCAACCTTTCACGTGCCTCTGCACCTTTATCCTTACCTAGATCTACATTCTTAGGTTTCTGCACTGCAACATTAGGTCGTGCTGAATGTAATGATGTTGCTTCATCAAGTAATTCAACTTCTTCTAATGCTTCACAGATCTCTAGTAGATCATCTTCATCTTCAGCAATTTCATATATGATTTCTTCAAAGAAACATACCAATTGCTCATCGGTGAATGCATACAATTCATTTAGATTTTCTAATTCTTCATCTGTGAAATAGAATGCTTCCTTCTTATGTGCTGTATGCTTAGGATTGTTTTTAGGATCCTTCAATGCCTGTCTTTGAGTAGAATGATGAGCCAATCTCTCCTTAGCACTCAACTTGTACCTTGGAGACTTTAGATCTTGTCCTTTCTTACCCTTGGTAATTTTCTCATCTCTCTTTTTGTAATGCCCTGCAGAACCAGTATCACCTATGCTCTTAGACTTTACAGGATTGCTTTTGTTCCTAGCAAATCCATATGATTTAGATCCACCACCTGTTTGATTACCACCTTGTGTAGCAGCATCTGTATTACGACTTCTCTGTGATTGAGCTAAGTTATACCCAGCTCTCTCACTCTTACCTATACCACGAGGATTCTTACTACTTCTTCTTTTCGCTCCAAGTTCTTGTGCTCTCTTGTAAGCCTTTTGAGCGAGTTTCTCGCTCTCCTCAATCTTTCCCAGGCAATCAGCCTCCACTATCTTAGCAATTTCTTCTTCGGTAAAGACCCCAGTAGCACGTAACTCCTCTGATTTCTCTTCATTCTTTAGATGATCAGCAGCTTTATATGCTTTGTTACCTGCCTTATAGTTTTGGTATGCTTTAGTATTTGCTTTCTTATCAGCAGCAGTTACAACCATACGAGTGTCTTTCTTCTCTTTCTTAGCACCACCGTAGACTGCTTCTTCAACATCCTCTACTTCTTCCTTCTGGTTTTTCTTCTTCTCTTCCTTCTCTCTCTTGGAGATCTTACCATCAGTGTCAGATTTCTCATACCACTTTCCATCACCGTCATCGTCTTGCCAACGGTCTTTATCTTTTTTTGACTTCTCCAGTATCTCTTGATACGCAGATGACATGTCAGGAAGCTCTTTAAAATCCATTTGATGTAATAGGTCTTGTCCTTTTTATTTATACTATTTACTTTTTCTTTTGTATCTTTTTAAGAAACTCACCTGGAGTAAGTTTTCTAACATAGTTACTTAGGGCATCTGTCCCTACCTCTCCTGCAGGTGTCCAGTTGAATCCTTTGATAGCAACTTCAGTGCTAACCTCTACTAAATCTCTCAACCAAGAACGAAATACAGTTTCATGTTCATCAATACTAATAATATAATTACTACCACGACTTACAATCTTAGTTACAAGACCAGTGTTATCATTCTCCACAAATGATCCCACTTTAAATAAATCATCTTCAAAGTATGCTTCTCTCAATCCTTGAGGATCTAACTTAGGAGCAATCTCAAATAATTTAAATGATGCATCATGGAAATCTTCTAAATTTTCTACCTGCATAGAAGATCTTAGAGACTTATAAAGACGAAGCCTTTCTTTTGGTCCTAATGCTTTTGGCATACCCTTTTCAAATGTCTTAAAGTCATCTTCAGCAGCAGCCTTTCTCATCTTAGATGCACTCATACCAGATACATCATCTGCATCGGGGTCTCTCTCACCAGCAGAGACAACTAAAATATTTTCAAACTCATACAACTTACCATTATATTTTTGAGCAAGAGAATTAAATTCAGATACTCTATCACCACCTACAACAATCTTTACTTCACTAAAACCTTCTTCATTTAAAGCAACAAGAACATCAAAGATAGTGCGTAATTCTTCTCCAGTAGAAATGGCATCCTTATGCTCTGGATATGCCATCTTCATATACTTAATTTTTTCTGATGGACCTAAAGGATTTTTCTTTGCGTCCTGAGTCTGACTAGGATATATTCTATACTCTCCACCCTTTGCTTCTCTAGCAACTCTCTTAATTAAAACTTCATGGCCAACAGTAGGTGGATTAAATCTTCCGAAAGTAATAGATATCGAACCTTGATCGCTCGTATTTTCACCTCCTCCTTCTTCTTCTCGTCCACTTTGTTGTTTACCTCCTTCCTCTCCAGGTTCTAGCTTTACTAGCTTACCATCCTTGGAAACGTGCGTGACATTACCTCTAGGATCAGCATAGCGTCCATAAGATACGTGCTTAAGACCTAATTTTTCTGCGGTCTGTGCTGCTAGGGAACGTTCTGCTTCTGATAGAAAAGCACTAAACTTTTTCATGCGTCCAATCTTTATCTAAATTAAAGTTTGCTCTACTAAATGTTAGACGGTCTACAAGTTTATATTGTGTATCTGCTACAGTAACAAACCCCTCATGATTGATTGACTTGCCTTTAATATCACAGATAACACTACCATCCGTTTGGATAGTATTAAGTACACGCATCTTCAGTTGATGTATTAATTGCCATACTTTAAAGGTATTGACATTAACTTCTCTCTTATATTTAGCATCCAACAAATCATACATGTAATCAGAAGACGGAAACTCATAGTCCCAACTGTCATCACGGACAAACCAGTTTATATGTTTAGCTATTTCTACACGTGCTTTTTTACTTGAAGGTATCTTAGTGAAGGGTAACAAAGCAACAACCTTTGCTAAGATATCAAGACCGTTAAATGGACACTTAACTGCCTTTGCAGCAGTAGTATCTATGAAGTAAGAAGACTCAATATTATCTGACAATGTATTCAAACTATTGATTAGTTCTTTACTAATAGGTTTACCCACTACATCAGGACCAACAGCAGTATATTCTGTGTGGGGAGCTAGAATAATCTCTTTAGTAATTTTAGTGGCAAATCTATACCGCACAATATTAGGGCAATAAACACTACCCCCACCGACACCGATCCAGTCAGCTTGGACAATACGATTGATACGAGGAACGTTATCAAAAGCCAACCGAAGAATGTCAGCGACAATGCCTTGATGATT